AGGCCAGCGCATCGTCGACTATCTGCCCGCGACCTGGGAACTGTGGCAGAAGAAGCTAAGGGCCCCGGAAGGTGCGGGCCTATCTGAGTGGGAGCGGATCGGCGGCGGCCTGGTCGATATTGGCATCATCCCCATCGTTCCGTTTGTCACCGGGCGCCGGAAGGGGGCAGGCTACCGATACCACCCCATGCTGAACGACGCCCTGGACGTGCAGATTGAGCATTACCAGCAAGAGACGGCGCTCAAGAGCATCCGCGAACTGACGGCCTATCCGATGCTGGCCGGTAACGGCGTCGCCCCGGCGATGGAGGGCAACAAGGTCGTGCCGGTTCCGGTCGGGCCCCGCTCGGTCCTGTATGCGCCCCCGTTCGGTGAGAACGGCAACCACGGTGAGTGGGTCTGGATCGAACCTTCGGCGGAGAACATCAAGTTCCTGGCCGAGGACGTGAAGAACACCGAGAAGCAGCTACGCGAGATCGGGCGCCAGCCTTTGACCGCAGACAGCGGCAACCTGACGGTTATCACCACCGCCTTTGCGGCCCAGAAGGGGAATAGCGCCATCAAGGCCGCCGCCCTGAACCTCAAGGATGCCCTAGAGCAGGCCTTTGTCATGACGGCTATGTGGCTGAAAGAGGAGGCCAAGCCGGAAGTGCGGGTCTATACCGATTTCGACATTGGCAATGGCGACGACGAGACCGACCAGGCGGCCCTGACCGCTATGCGCGCCAACGGCGACCTGTCCCGCGAAACCCTATGGGAGGAGCGCAAGCGGCGCGGCACCCTGTCCGCTGACTTCGACGCCGACCGCGAGCGCGAGCGCCTTGAGGATGAAATGCCGGACCCCGACGCCGAGCAAGATATGCTAGACGCGTTGCCGCCGGACCCGCTCAACCCTGACCTATCGGCAAACCCTAACCAGGACGTGACGCAATGAACCGGATTCTATCAGCCATCGCGGCCTTGGCCTGCCTGACGTTGGCGGCCCCTACCTTCGCCCAGGGGTCGCCTCAACTGACCATCCCGCCGCGCGTGTCGAATACCGTCGGCGTCTGCGATCCGCTGAACCCGCAGAACTGCCTCAAGCCCGCTTCTGACGGGTCTCTGACGGTTTCCCCCAGCGCGGGCGGCGCCACCTCCGCCAATCAGGTCATCACGAACGGGTATCTGGACGGCGTTGAGACCCTGATCGGCACGACCAACACGAACACGCCTGCGGACAACCTGACCTATTCGGACAGCGTGTCGTCAGCGGCGGTGGGTCGGTCGTTCTCGACGGCGGGTTACGGGGCGGTGACGTTCCAAGTCGTCGCGAATGCCTCAGCCAACACTTTTGTCATTGAAGGCTCGAACGACGGCGGGACAACGTGGAACACGATTGCCCAGCGCAATGTGGGGTCGTCTGGCACAGGTGGGGGCGAAACTTCCGTCAACGTCACGTCAGGTGCTGTGCAGGCGGCAATCATTATGCCCCAAATGCGGTGGCGTGTTTCGACTTTTGTCGGGGGCACGACAACAATCGCCGTTGGGCTGAAGCGCACTTCTTCGCCGAATGTTGTCGATGCCTTCGTTGGCAACGTCGTCAGCGTAAACCCAGCGGCTCCTTTTCCCGTTGGGGGCTCGGTTGCTTCCGGCGTGACCGCTGCGGGCAACCCTGTTCCGTTCGGCTGCACCGTCGCCACGGCCAACACTTCCCTCACGGCGGGCCAGCGCGGCGAAGCCCAATGCAGCACGACAGGGGCGGTCTATTTCGCGATTGGCACCGCCGGTTCAAACGCCACCGTCGGCCAGCCGTCGGATGCACAAGGCGGCGTCAATACGCTGTTCACAACGGCGCGCGGCACCGGCTTCAACGGCACGAACTACGACATTCTCCGCACTATCACCGGGATCACGACCTCTGGGATCGGGGTTTCGGCGGTAGGTGCTGTCGGCATCTTCCAAACGACACCGCCGACACTGACTGATGCTCAATATGGCCGTTTTCAGCTTAACCCGCTTGGAGGTCTCCATATGGTGGCCCCCGTTTACGGTGGTAACTCGGGTGGCGATGGTGCTGTCCTCAGCGGTTTTGGTCGTCGTGACACCAGCAACAACTCGGCAAACCCAACTCCTGTTGCCATGGGTGGCTTCAACTTCAACGGCAGCACTTGGGACCGGGCGCGCGGCAACTCGACCGAGGGGACGTTCGTCAGCGTCCGCGACAGTTCCGGCACCGGCATCGACTGGTCGGCCCCGGCCCCGACCTACACGTCAGGCTCGGTCACGGCGGCGGTCGGCGGCACACCT